GCAAAAAAATTCGGCAGCGCCAAAAAGAGGGCATTGCCTGTGCGAGAGAGCGTGGTGTTAAGTTCGGCAGGCCAGAGAAAGATGTGGAGTGCGTTTTGCTTGATGGAGAAACGGTCAGGGCCGCTTGTAGGCGGTTGGGAGTAAGTAAGACATACTGGTATGAACAAAAAAAGAAGATCGACTTGCCCTCTGCTAAAAGTACAAGTCGATCTGATGGTCAAACACCAAAGGATGGTGCTGATACAGAAATTGTATCATGTGCCTCCTAAGATTGCAAGGAGGATTTTATGGTTAGCGAAGAAAGAAAGGAATTTGCAAAAATGCGCAGAAAAATGCTGTGCAGAACCGGGAGCAAACAGTTTATTTGTGCGAGATGTGGCCTTGCGAGCAAGTCAGTAAATATACACCACATTGAAGAATTACATCAAGGTGGAGAAAACAAGACCGAAAACATGATCCCACTTTGCGGAGACTGCCATAGAGAATGGGATTTGTGCCACGATGTTGGGATGACATTTGGAGAGTTCCTTGTTTCGCTTCCATCAAAGGCGTGGCAAATTGCAACGAAACTTGGGTTCTTTAAAAGTCCACATCCGACCGGGAGAGCGATTGAGGCGGTATACCAAGTCCAATTTTCTGGACACGCAGTAAAATATCCGGGTGTAGAAGAAGATCCGCTTGCATATTTCAAAGAATTAAAAAAGCAAAACGAATTGTTTAGTGCGTATCCATACAGCGACCACAAGAAGATGTTGGCGCTATACGGAGGGTTTTACGAAACAATAGAGGACGGAGAAGAATTTAACAAATATTCAAAAAACATTCTCGATAAAGTCCTTTCACAAAAGCCCATTTCCTAAAATCGCCCCGCAAAACAAAAAAGGCGGTGACACTTATGGTAGACGAAACTGCGTTGCAGAACTATTTGTTGAAGTGTGAGTTGCAGTATCGGGCGGAGCACGCTGATGGTGTGGATTGCCTCAAATGGATGGGTAAATTCTGCGATACTTGTGAGAATGCAGCACAGTTCCTGCGAGATATTGGGTTTCGGGTGAAAAAGACGGTGGACGATGTGGACTGCGCCGGAGACCGTCACGCTTGGGTGGTCACAACGTCTGGTGTGGTGGTGTATGCTGATGGGAGCGGGCTAATAGGATGGGAGGCGAAATGATGGCCTGGATCAAATGCACCGATAGGATGCCGCCGGATATGGAGCCGGTAATGGTGACGGTAAGAGTCAATGATGGAGGAAAGCAGACCTGGGTTGATGTCTGATACAATCCAGAGTACAAAGAATGGGAACAGCTTGCGGATGCTGTTGGAGATTACTGGGAAGGGCTTGGAAAGGATTATGAAGTAACTCATTGGATTCCGTACCCGGAACCGGCGGAAGATTGAATAATTGTAGTGCCAAGTGCCTCTCCAGATGGAGCGAACAGTGCCAAGTGCCTTTTATCTGAAAGGATAGGAGGCACTTTATTTTTATGGAAATTCGGGAGCTGGTGAAGAGGGCGTTCAAGCGTGACCTCTCCGACCCGTCTGCGTTATCTGATGCCTTTGATACGTTGCGGCTGCTAGAACCAGAAGATTTTACCTTGGCCCATGAGCGAAACAAGGAAGTACGTCGGCTGTCCGCAAGATTCGCCGCAGAACAAAAAAGCCTCCGTATGTTCGAGCTGAACAAGCGGAGTCTGCTGTTTGATGCGCCGTATGATTTTGATGCGGCGATAAGATATGCTGAGTGGGATAGAGAGCCGAAAAAGAAGTTTTATATGCCACGCAGAAAGCAGTTACTTCCGGTTGTTCAAGCTATGCAGCGGCTATCTGAACGGAAGATACGCATTTTGGGTGTTATGGCTCCCCCGGGCGTCGGGAAGACCACCATTGAATTGATGTTCATGGTGATGGAGGGGTTAAAGAATCCAGATTTAAGCATTCTGATGGGTTCGCACTCAAACTCATTCCTACGTGGGGCTTATGAAGAAGTTGGGCGGATGTTAGACCCCAAAGGGGAGTATTTGTGGAAAGATATTTTCCTATCTGTTCAAGTTTGCAAAACAAATGCCCAAGATATGCGAATTGATCTTGGGAAACGAAAGCGGTTTGAGACCTTTGAGTTTTCGTCCATTGGATCTGGTAACGCGGGCAAAGTACGCGCTTCGAATCTTCTGGTAGCAGATGACCTTGTACCTGATATTGAGTCCGCAATGAGTAAAGAGCGCATGGACAAGCTCTGGCAGCAGTATTATACAGACCTCATGCAGCGTATGATCGGAGATTGTGTCCAGCTTCTTGTCCAAACACCTTGGACGTTACATGACCCCATTGACCGACTTGAACTAGCCCATGCAGAAGACCCAATGGCAGAGTTTATCCACCTACCTGCTCTGGATGAAAATGATGAGAGTAATTTTGATTATCCGTATGGACTTGGGTTTACCACGGCATTCTATCACAATCAGAGAGATGTTATGGACGATGCTTCCTGGAGGGCACTATACATGACTCAGCCCATTGAGCGTGAAGGACAGCTATACAATGAAGATGAGCTGCGCAGGTATTTTGAGCTTCCTGACGGGAAACCAGATGCAATCCTGTTTGTGTGCGATACGAAGGACAAGGGCACTGATTATTGCGTCATGCCAATTTGTTACCAGTACGGGAATGACTTCTATTGTGAAGACGTAGTATGCGACAACAGCAATCCAGAGGTTGTAGAGGCGCGGCTGGTGTCAAAGCTCCTTCAGCATAAGGCTCAAATGGGCCAGTTTGAAAGCAACAGCGCTGGTGGGAAAGTAGCAGAAAAAGTTCAGAAAGAAGTTAAAGAAGCTGGCGGTATAGCGAAAATCACCACAAAATATACGACACAGCAAAAGGAAACAAAAATCATAGTGAACTCGCCGTGGGTGAAAGACCATGTGCTGTTCAAAGACAACTCTGTCATAAAGAAGGACAAGGAATATCGAAGGATGCTCAACTTCCTTTGCGGGTATACGATGGCAGGTAAAAATAAGCATGATGATGTTCCTGATGCTTGGGCAATGTTTGCTGAGTATGTTCAGCAACTCGAAGGGAACAAAGTAGAGGTGTTCCGCCGTCCATTTTAAAACACAAAATATTGTGTATAATGCCTTGATTAAATCGTATATATTGTGGTATAATAAAGGAGGATAGATATTTGCCCATATCCGCCAGGTTTCTTTTCCAGCCTCCTTCACACGGGCGGGGTGGCGGCGGTGCAGCCGCTGCCCCTACTGTGTGCAATATGCCCTTGTAGCTCAATGGTGAGAGCGATACCCTGATTTGGCATAGTGGACGCCGGTTCGATTCCGGCCGAGGGCTTGGTGACCCGCACTTTTTGCGGTAGCCAACTTATTAAACCGCTCCAAAGGCCACGGAGCTGACGGTGGAAAGACACTACACCAGACTGCCGGAGCGTCTAGGCGCTGGGAAGAGTAAGACGCGAGCCGCCTGTCATGGGGGCGGAGCTAAAAAAGCGGTGGCAGCTATGACCTGCCCCGGTGTGCCGACACATAGAAAGCGGCTGCGCCCGGCGGAGCGTGTAGAGACGGAATCCGCCGATATGCAGGAGCCAGAAGCAGGGTGATCTCCAGGCTGTGCAACTCAGTCCGCCTGCTATATTGGGTCGCTCCCATCCGTGGAAGCCGGACGCTTGTGTAGGGCGATAGCTACCAGCGCTATCCCGCTGAAAACTGCCCTGCGAGTGGCTAATCATGATGTCGCCGCCGAGACCAGGGTGTGTCAATCTAAGCGAGACGGCGCAAATATGCCATCTTAGCTCAACTGGTAGAGCAACCGTCTTGTAATCGGTAGGTTGGAGGTTCGATTCCTCCCGGTGGCTCCAGAGATGCCCGGTGTATGCCGGACAAAGCATCATCTTGTGGTGGTGCTTTATATGCCGAGTGCAGCAGCAGAAGCGAAAGCGGCGGCCATGGACAACGCCGTGGACGTGTGGCGGCTCAATGCCGCCTCTCGGCTCCAAACGCAGATGGAAAGCAAAAGAGGCACTGCGCGATTAAATTAAATGCCAATGGGCGGCTGGACAACCTACTGTCCGCCATATGACGCTCCTCGCCGCATGAGGCGGGCGGTGGCACCAGATGTATGGCACCACAGGTTAAAAGCAGACGGGCCTTCCTTGTGCGCTGTGCGAAAGCGGCAAGGTGAAAAAATTATTTTTGGCTGACCCCGGCCCTATAAAGATGAACGGTTCCGACTGACGACACCAGCGGAGGGGTTGAGATGTACCGTGATTATCAAGGCTGTTCCTATGGATGGAGTATGTGAGGTGAGGATGGAAAGGTGTGGCAACGTAGACCGACCAGCGGTGTCTAAGCGTCAGTAGCAGAAACGGAAATAGGTTGCTGATTGTAATACAGCCTTGATGATTGTGATGTGATACCGCACAGCGGATTACATACAGGCCCACGGCAAGCCTGACCAACCCCGCAGCATACCCCGAAAGGGGTATATCTGGACCATTGGCCCGATGGTCGGGCGGGCCCCTCATAAGGGCTTGGTCTTGGTTCGATTCCAAGATGGTCCACCAGAATTAGAAAGGAGTCGCCCAACTGAATGAAGATTGACATTTATTGTCCGGTCTGTGCCGCTGCTGGCATCAATCATGGAAAAGGGCGGCTTTTGATGCAGGTGGATAGCAAAACAACTGGTATAGTTTATCCATACTGTAAGGCTTGCAAGAAAAACATCAAGATTGAGTTAAAAGGCGATAAAAGCGCCTGAGAATATATAGTTTAGTGCCAAGTGCCTCCGGGCAATGCCTGGACGAAGCGTGCCGAGTGCCGAGAGTAGACCTTATACGGGTCTGTTCTTGGCACTTTTTTGTTTGTCTGGAGGTGACAGAGTGACTGAAAACAATACTGTTCGAGCTATATCCGAGTGGCCGGTCAATGGGCTGACTGGGCGTAGAAAAATTTACACCGCCAAAAAGAAAGTTACCCCGGAAAATGTGGTGGAGGTGCTGGGCAAGGCACTGGCCGTGCATCGCATCAACAGTGCGGAAATGTCCTATTTGTATGACTATTACAGAGGCAAACAGGACATCCGGCTGAAAGATAAAATCGTCCGCCCGGAGATCAACAACAAGGTGATGATTAACCGGGCGAACGAAATCGTGGTATTCAAGTCTGCTTACCTTCTGGATGGCCCAATCCGTTATGTGTCCAACGGCGGAGAAGATGATATTTCTTCTAATGTGAATACATTGAATGAATATATGCGAGCCGAGAGCAAAGACACTCTCGACAAAGAGCTGGCAGACTGGATGCACATCTGCGGTGTTGCGGTCCGCATGGTCCTCACTGACGAAGTCGGAGAAGAAGACGGGTCCCCGGCATCCATATATACCCTTGACCCAAGAGC